TTTGCATAGTTCATTTCTCCTTTTCAACTTGAATTAGTTTGCAAGGAATATCTTTTGATGTTATAATTCTTCAAAGAGGATATTCCTCTGTGTTGAAAACAACCATTGTCGCTTTGGTAGGTGCGGTGGTTGTTTTATTTTTGGGTTTCTTGATAGACCTTATCTATGCCCATTCTAATAATATCCGTTTCAGTCATACCCGTCCTCTCAATACACGCTTTTATTTTCTGCATATCCTCATTTGAAAGTCGATAACTTTTACGGTATTCTTTTGGACTGTCCGTTGGTCTACCCATTTTTTTCTTTTCTACTTGAACCACCTCTTAACTCTTGCCTTTTCCCCAAATATATGCTATCTTTTATTTGGTTACTGGTGGTGGCAAGTACCACCAGTTTTTGTTTGTTAGAAGTTTTGACTATTTAGTCAAGGCTTCTATTTTTTTGACTGCATCCTCTTTATTTTCGCTTGCCTTGATGATTTCTACTATCATCTTGAGGAATGTATTGAACTGTTCGTTTGTCATTTGTTCTTCCATGTTTCCGCCTTTCCGACTTCTTGCCTGTCTTACTCGTTAAGTTTTCCTTAACTGTAATTATATTTTAACTTATGTCATGACAAATGTCAAGAGGTTTTTCAAATTAATTTTCAAAAACAAAAACCACCTATAAAAATAAGTGGTTGATATTCTCTCAATGTTATAATATAATATAGACATAAAAAGGAACAACTGCCACACAAGGTGGTTGCCCTCATGGTTGATATGAATACCTACCAGTTGGTCAGAACAGGGTAGGTATTTTTTTGCTTATTTCCAGCTATTATAAAATCGCCCATATTACAAATGCCAAACTCTTTATTGTTGTAGATGAATACTGGCTCATTGATTTCTAAAAAACCAATCAACTCTTTTTTATCCATAAATCTTTATTTTCCTTTCTCTCTTTTGAAAACTATCTACATCAATGCAAATGGGGCTTAATGGAATCTTTGTGTCCTTTCAGGTATTTCACCTTTCATCATAAGTCTTGCTAACTTTGAAAATACCAACAAAGTATCCATCTCGCCAATCTCAGAAGGCTGTAATATTTCATAATCTTTTGGATTTTCAATGGATAACTTCATACGTCCATCTTGCACATCTGCATCTCCAAATTCATAAATAACATATTTATCATTCTTCTCTAATAAGTTCATGTAAAATATCTGATTCGCCATACCTTCCTAACACCTCCTCTATTTCTCTATTCCAATCATGTTTTCTCATTGCAATACTATGCGCCTCTCTATAAGTTGAATTATACTTCTTTTCAACGATACTTTCAAGATATTCATGTTTTAATAATAAAATATCTCTCTTTTCGTAGTTTCCGTTAATAAGACGCTGCCACGCAACAGACATGTCATAACTTCCATCATATTTAGCATACCTGTTTCCATCCAAGATATGCTTATTCATGAATACGTGATTCTTTATCCTGATTATACTCTCTTCATTCCAGCCTGTATTTTTAGATATCTTACTTATGTCATCTATTCGTTTTCGAATTGTGTTGTAATAATCCTCTGATTCAGCATCTCTTCTAATGAGCCAATCTGTATGACCTTTATCAAATTTGCCACCTGTCTCCCTATATTCTTTGGGTTGATACGGAATATCTCTTGTCTTCTCCCTTGAATAATCTCTTCTTAGCCACGGATTGTCATCTATATGCTCTCTTAATTCCTTTTGATATTCTCTAACTTTACCATTTGCATAATTTATATTATCTGGGTCAAGTGAACCCTCGGCAATGCGTTTCCATTTTCTGATTTGTGTTTCTATTCTTCTTTGCTTTTGTTCAGCTTCATATCGCTTAACAGCAGTCTTTCCATCTTGCACCACAGGCACTTGTGTGATGCCTGGAAAATATGTCATGATTGTATGCCTGCAATTTGGATGCAAGAACTTTGACTCAATCGCAAACGATAGCAAATAATAACGCCCCTCTAATGCTTCTTCTAGTGTTCCTGAACTAAAAACATCATCAATTAATACTTCGCCTTGCCACCTCTCACAATGAGGGCAAGTATTGGCATGACTTGATACAATTACCGTATGTATTCCCCATTCATCACGCTTTTTCCCCTCGCCTAATAAGGTAGCCCTATGACCTGCTGTACGCAATGCCATTTCTGCATAACTGGCTATATTTACTTTTCTACCATTTTTATACTCAATGCAATTAATACCGCTATTCAAGAAATCCTTTGTTGCCATATCAACTGCTTGCTGTAATGTCTTGGCTCCTGTAACCATATGCATTTCTGCTCTGTATATTGTTTGCCTGTATATATCATTCATTCTTCGCAAGGCTGCACTCTGTCCCCTTTTTATGTCCCCATTAACAACTTCTTGCATCGTTTTAATCTTTTGGTCATTGATGTGAAAAAAACTCTCTTCTTTTGGTTCATGGCTCCCCTTGAAAGTTGATACATCCTTAGGGATATCTATTTGTTTTTTTCTTGTGACTACATTCTTTACATAATTTTGTTGAATGGTGTTGTTTACAAGTTCTTCTATCTCCTTACTCCTACCATCTATTATCTTCTCATTTTGTTTTCGATAACTTGTTAAATTCCTCAACTTTGCACTTTGCCACTGCTCCCACTGAAATCCTAGTTCTTCCTCCTCCAGTTCATGCTTTGTTAAAGTTCTCCTCATACTCTTCACAAGTTCCAACTCTATTTCTTCAAATATTTTACGCAAATCATAAGAATCGTCATTTTTATTCCGTGACAATCAACTCACCATCCACTCCACCAACACTTGGCTCTTCCACGCTTGCGTATCCCTGCTCTGCTTTTAATCTTGCTATTTCTTCAATCTTCCAATCATCATCTTTTGCATCTCCATACAATTCTTCAACTACTGCTTCTATAGACATAATACCTTGCATTTTCCCTTTGCCAATAGTTTCCACTTGACTCTCAAAGCTAGGATTTGCATATTCTCCAAACTCTGCAACCACTTCCACTTCTCCCGGAGTTGCTTTATTTAAAACATTGTAGGTTGAAATCGCTACCTTTACTACCTCTGGAAGTACTTCCTGTAATGCTTTTACAATCGCATTTCTGGAATATAAAGTTGCCTTTTCTTTTTCCCTTTGCGCTTCGGCATTATCTAACTTTTTCATGTCAATTCCTAATGTTGACGGTGAAACAATTCCTTGCAAGCATTGGTCTAATGCGGTTATGTAAGTAGCCAAATAACTATCGTGCGGGATATTTGGTTGGTCTATTTCAATTTTATTACTTGCATCCTCTCTATTGTCATTATCGTGCTTGAAAAATCGGTGGTCAAAATGATTTGGCTTTATTGGCTCTCCTGTATTTGGGTCTTTTGGTATAAAAGATTCTGGTATATATTCTTTAGTTCTCCCTGCTCTTAATGCATCCATCCACTGTGACCATGCTTCATCAAAAGCATCAAAGCTATCCACCTTTTTATCAAATATACTTTGTCCTCTTCCGTCCCATTTTCCTGACTCGAAAAATTGAATTGGAACAGCCATCATAAAATCACCTCTTGAACCCTCTTCATTTACATCGTATCCTGCAAATTGAACATCAATAAGCCCCTCTGTTTGAGGTATTGAATTAATGTCTATAACCTTATTATCCTTTGTTAATTCATAGCGAACATAACCATATCCGTAATGTTCTAATAATACATATTGTTTCTTTTCGTGCGTATATACCGTCTTAAATGTTATTTGCTCTAATCTCCCACGATTGCACTCTATATCTATTCTTTCACCAGGATAAAACTCAACGATTGGCAATTTACTAAGTTTATAATCTAAAGAAAATTTGAAAGCACCATCACCTATATACAAAACTTCCTTAACCGCTTTTTCTAGCTTTTTATTAAACTTATTATCTTCTTCTATTTGCTGCCATAATTCTTGTTGTGTAGACTCTTTAAATTCTAAGTCTTTTAGGTCTGCCAGAGTAACAGTTGTAAGTGTATCCACGATTAAACTTGGCACTCCTGTATGTATTTTTCTTATCTCCATTCCTGGACTAGATTTACTAGCCCAAAACTTATATTGGTCTATTCCAGTATTTATCTGCGTGTATAATTGGTCTATTTCTCCACTATCACCACGATACCAAATACGGTTCTTGATTGCGTTTGCTTCGTAATCAAGCGTTTCTGTAATTTGTATATTTGTTGCGTGTGCTTCATTCACATTCAACCAACTCCTAATATTCTTCTTCACTTTTTCCATCCACCTCACTTTTATTCAACTCCTTTTGCAATTATATGTTTATATGGCAACCAACCGTACTGCGACGCATTTATGGTATGATCGTGCTTGTCCTCCGGTTTATTATCCTTATCTTCCTGCCAACTATATATTTCTAATTCTCTGATGTGTTCTATACATTCCTCTGCCACCGTGTAATACCCTTGATGAATCCAGCCTAATTGAAGCGTTATCCTATCTATAATCGGTGTTTTTTTGTATGCTGGTATAAAATTATAGATACACCCTACATTACGCTTATACTTAAACGCTTCTGTTAGTGTCGCTTGGTCTGCACTGTCTATAAAGATATCTTTTGCCAATCCCCATTCATCTTTATTTCGATTTGCAAAATCCACAATATTCCTTACCGTGTCTGATGGTGCGATTGGTTCTCTTAAATCTTTATTGTTATACACACGCTCATCTAAGATGAATAGTCTATCGTTTTCCGTAATCCCTTGAAATAGTATTGATATGGTATCCTCTGATTGCTGTGAGTATGCTGTATCTACACCAACAGAAAACTTTTTAAATGCAATTTCTTTATCCGTTATCATTTGTTTTAATTTTGCTTTTGGTATAATGTGTTTCTGTCTATCAAAATTAGGAAATACTAAACCTGTTGCACGACCCCTAAGTCCTAGGATTTTATTCTTGTACAGCTTAGTTCCTTTTGGTGCAGCATCAATCTTCCTTTTGATATCCTCTTCTGAAAGACTTAGATTATCTCTAAACGTAAAGAACCAATACCTCCATTTAGGCACTGGCTCTTCTGTTAATGCATTTAAGATTTCTTTTGGTATATCCTTAATGTATTTCTTATATGGTCTTGAACGGTTTACAAATTCTTTATACACTGGCAGGCTTGGGTCGTCAGGGTTTAGTGTTCCTATCAGGTATGTATTTCTTGTTGATACCTCGCGCAAGAACTCTATATTAGCAGTATTAATTTCGTCTATATATACGCAACCAAACTGTGAACCTAATACTAGTCCCCATTTATCTTTATTATCATAACCTAATACAAATATGATTTTGTTTTCAAATTTTATGTGCGGGATTTTATAATCTTTATCACCATTACCATAGTACTTCGCATTCTTATGTATATCTAAGATGCCATTATCTTGTTGTATTATATTCTTTTCTGCTGTACCTGTTGTCTTTGACGCGATAATGTGTAATTTTTTATCGCTTCGACTTACCAT